CGCTTCACCATTTCAGGACTCATTCCAGCAACATCACCCTCACGAGCGTAGTGGAGAAATTTCTTTTGGTTAAATGGAGGTCCAACGGAAGTTTTCGGATTTATCGGATTAAGGAAGTCCTCCCTCTTACCAACAATCGCCTCATGTTCACTGTACTCACGGTATCCTTCCCTGTCAAGGAACTAAACACCGGAGACAAAGTCACAAATTGCGACAAGAGCTACTTCGAAAGAAAAGCCAGTGGTCGACTTCGCAGACAAGAGAGTATCTTGCCACGGAGACCACCACGCACCATTCCTCATTTCACCCTTGAATATTGGAGGACGCCAATAACCCCTTTCTCCACACCACTCCTCTTCAAAGTCACGAAAGAACTCGGCAGTAATCGTCGGACGAACTTGCGTTTTCGGGGTAGAGCCAAAGGGACGGGGATTCATCTCTCCAAGAGGCATCATAACACTTCCACGCGCCAGCGCAGTGCGTAACTCGGACTTCTCAGGCAAGGCGGAAAACTTCGGAGCCTCTTCCTTCGAAAACAAAGAGCCTATGTGTTCAGCTCCTTGGAAGATAACTCCCATTCGCGCAGAGGCCGCCCGGAGAGCCACCTACGTCAACGGCTCACTAAGCGACGTCAGGGCACTACCAACCTCAATGAGGCCGTAATGCATCGAGCGTGCAAACCAAGTCTTCCCAATGCGCCCAGCGTAAATGATTCCGCAATCCCCAGGAAGGGTACGATAATTCGTCGCCAGAATTGGTCCTCTAGGCATCGACATCATCCAATTCCTCTCGCAGACAATATCGCGATCTGGGTAAATCAAGCGAACCTCATCGAAAGTCGTTGCCTAAACATCGCCAACCATCGGAAAGAAATGACCACACCCCTTCATAGCAGGAAGCTCAGGGACTCGCACGAGAAGAAGTTCATTCGTTCCAACAAGCGCAGAATTCAATTCTGTAGGTCGCAACGGAAACTATTTCATTCCATAAACAACACTCCCAATCGTGCCAACAGGACAAAGATGCTGTGGGTAGCAGACCACGCCATTTGAAACAACCACACCTAAGGCTTTCGACTTCCCATCAATGTAGACGTAAGAACCACGAATGACTGCAGCCATCTCGTCAAAAACAAACGTTGCGGACTGCGAAACCGGATTGCTAGGGGAAAAGTTCACGGCAGGACGCATCCACGCCAGTGGAGTCCCAAGCCAAGAAGGAACTGTTTCCCGGTCACCCTGTAACGTCATTTCATGCCGACGCGCAAGCTTAACAATGATAGAAACCACGGCTATGCCAGCGCCTGCAACAGCACAAAATTTTAGTCCAATCTTCGCCATCTCCGCCATGCTCTTCCTCCGTAGCTCTGAATAGACCCTTTCCGCCACAAGACGAGGCCCATAAGCCATTACCTCATAGGCAGTAGACTTCGCTCGCATGCAGTTGTAAAAACATCGGGCTGGAATGTCTGGGGCGTATTCAGGCTCTTCGCGAATTGTCTCAAGACGAACCTAAGGTCGCGGAGGAAACTGGTAACTCTCCTACGGGAGGTTTCTCTTCAGAAACCAACCCTGGAGCTACACCTCTCCATCACCTGGTCGAGAGTCCTTGATACCTGCGCGAAGAGGCCCAATATAAGAAGGAAGGTTCTCAACCATCGGCCTCGAAACACATCCACATTCCCTATCGGTCGGAAGACCACAAATCAGGCACCTCGCTGTTCCACTTGCAAGCGCGCGTGTAAGCAAACTGCGCTGTCTTTCCATATGAGTTCGAAACTCACGTTTAAGAAGAACGCAAAAAGCAGGAAACGACATGATGATCGGATCACCATACGGCATAGTTGCAAATGGAGCGTCTGCACTCCAATTAGTTGTGTCAAAACGCTGAACTTCCAAATCCCAAAGGTCATGGGAGAAAGCACTCGTCGCACGATCTAAATCCATCTCACCAGCTGAGTTTGCATACTAAGGTTTCGCAACCACCTTGACACGCAGCGGAAAACGCCTATGAAATGGCAACGGATCATGACAAATTCCTTTCAACTAAGCATGCGCATAATTCGAACAGTAGGTAACAAAAAGGGGATTAGCCCTAATCTTCCCTTTCAATTCAACCGCTGCACTCTCAACAGGAAGTGGAGTGTTATTCACGACGTCAACGACCGTCTGGAAATGAGTGGGAATGCCAGCCTGTGGAGGAGCAACTGACTAGTCAATATCATCCATTGCAATGTGCCACTGTCGGTGTGTCAAAGTATCCTGAAAATTGACCGCAGTCCGCCACTTGTATGAGCCAGTACTCGTTGGATCAAATCCATTGTCCTCAGCTATCACTTTCGCAATAACATCGGCCATATTTGACTTCCAAGTTCCTGCAACTCCATACATAAAAATTGCGAACGGAGCAACGCGCATTCCAGAACCAACAAGCTCATTCTACAACGTTTCTGAGAATCTCCTTGCATTCTCCAAAACAACACGGACCATCTAAGTTGACTTCTTCTACGACTCAAGCCCAAGAAGAATCTCCTCACCTCGCCCGATAAGGCCTCGAAGTCCATCAATATACATTGATAGATGCAGCGCTTGATTCCACCAAACCGGGAGGCCAGCTGCATGTGCTGCCTTAAAAGCATCAGCAGATTCCTTCCCATTGCGGGCCGGAGAGGTAAGCAAGGTATAGTAAATCATGACATTCCGCGTTTCATCACACCACGCCACTGGATCCCAAGTCTTTCCAAACAAGGGCTGAATCGAACGCTCTGCCACACACGCTTTCAACCTCGACACAAGCTCACTGAAAAACTGAACTATCGCACGCGCTACATCCTTTGCAGTTTCCAAGACAACTCCCTTGCGAAGACCACTAGCCATTTCTTCAATGGAAGGGACGCACATCTTCCAAGTATCCGAAAAGAACGAGCGCACAATCATGGCCGCCGAGCTCGCAAGAATAGAATCCCACAAGAAGCCACCGAAGGACGACCAGCCCTAAAGCTAGATCCCTGGCTCACTCAACTGGGTCAACATCTGTCCAAACCGACTCCAAAGGAAGTCAACTCCAGAGACGTATTGAATCGCCTACAAGGCTGCACTCCCGACGGTAGGGGCAAAGAAAACTCCAATCAAGGCTGTGGATGTCTGCACCGCAAGTCGAATCCTTGGCATCGGAACGCCAGTTGCCTGAGCAAACTCAATAATTTCTGGAAATAGAGAAATCGAATGGTTCACATTCAATTCCATCCCATTCAACGTTTGAGCCGTAGTCGGATTCAATCCAAGATTGACAGAGTGTGCCCCGCCCTGATGGCGGGAAAACGTCATTGACGAAAGAGACGCCTAAAGTCGAGTCGCATCTCGCGCAGACAATTCCCCACGGAAATACGCCAAGCCTTGGCGAAACCATGGACGATTGCGGCGAAACGTTGGTTCCATCGACTACCATGCAGCC